ATATTAATATATATGAAATTGTGGTCTCCCTGTTCCCTCAATTTCATATATTCCAATATTTATAGTAGATTACGGAAATAGATAGAAAGTTTATTCCGATTTTTCTATCAATTTTAGGATTAAATTTCATTTTTTATCTTTATATCAAAATTACGCTTAATATCATTTAAGGAACCTTGTATTGTAGGTTTGTTCCAAAGTGTATGTAGTGCCCAAAATCCAGCAGTGTACGGGTCTTGAAAGTCTTCTCTCTTTTTGTGTCTGTCGATGTATCGATACTTTCTTTCATTATCTTTATGCATTGTAAAATTTTCGTATAATTTGGAACCAAAATGAATTGTCTTCTTCTTATCTCCATCCGTGATAACAACTTTATATCTCTTAGTTTTCAAAGGTGATGTAGTTATAACTGCTTCCATATATTATTAAATAACATTTTAAAATATAATTATATCTTAAAATGGATGTTCAACCAAACCAGCAACTCTATTATTAAATATCATATGCTCGAAAAATGTGGTTCGAATTTATCTTGACCACATAATATATTGAGAAAAAAATATTTTTTTAAATTAATTAAATATTTTATTTTTTATATGTTTTTTAAATTTTTAATTCTTGACAAATAAATTGTCCCAAATATTTTTTACAATTATCTATCATATATTTATATGGAATTTCTTCAGTTGTTATTAATCCATCTTTTTGATGTGATAATAAATATTCAATTGCGCGTGTCATCGATATTACAACTTGTAAGCAAGTCGGTCCGGTATATTTTAACCCCATATTTTTTGTTTGGTTAATATCTAATATAGAACCACACCAATACATATTACCATTTGTTAAATATATTGTTGCTCCAACAGCGTCATAACCCGATGTAATATCATAACCTCTTAATACACATCCTTCTAATAACTCGTAATTATTATCTCGTAATTTATTTAATGATTTTTCTGCTATTTCACAAGGTTTATAAACATAATAAATATTTGGACAATAATCTTTACCATAAGAAAGATATTCAGATAATGAAAATGGTTCATAATGAGGAATCATCATACCTTCATATTTTACTGTTTGTAATTTATTATTTAACATATATGATTCGTGAGTTGTATTCATACCTCTATCATCCATATAAAAAGTAAATGGTTTAATTTTTGATTTATGAAATCCTAATTGTTTTTTATATTCATTATCTGTTCCAACTATTTGAACATTGTCTCTTGCTTCTTCTTGGAATCCGATACTCGACCAAGATGAATAGAAAATGTTTGGTTTATATTCTTTATTAGTTGTTTGTGTATCTATTTCTGAAATATGAATTGTATCAATACCTATTTGTTTTGCTAATATTCCAAACTCTTGTTTTTTTAAATGTTTTTTCATTTTAGAATCTCCATAATGTTGGACAAACCAATCAATCCAGTACAATACAAATGATGATATTAATCCTGGATTCATTGCGTGAGAATGTAATATTGTTTTAGATTTAGGTGAATGGATTTTCTTTAATTGTTTATCTGTTTGAATACCTCTATAATATAATGTTTTTTGTTCTATAGGTTTATCCTTTTTGATATCTTCTTCATAATCTTCTATAGATGAATCAATATATAATGCTTTACGAATTTTTGATTCTTTCATTAATAATAATGAATCTACATCTACACTAACATTTATAACAATTGTTTTATCATCTACAAATTTATTAAATATATTTTTCATATTTTGTTTTGTTATTTTTTCTTTATAATGAGTAATATTTTTATATTTTGTAATTAATTCATTTGGAATATCTTTAGGTTCTACTATATTAATAGACATATTTTTTAATTTATTATTTGGTAATAATTGCCATAGTTCTAAAAGACCTTGACCACTACTACCACATCCAACCATAAATATTTTATTAATCATATTTATCTATATAATTAATAAACAAATTATTTATAACTCTTATTCATTTAATAGATTACCTCCGTGAAGATTATGTAAATGTTTTAATTTTTTATCTTGTAATTTAGTTAATTTTTTATTATGACTAACTGCTTCTAATTTATGCATTTGATTTTTCATTTTCATTTTTTCTTTCTGAGATAAAGCACCCCCAACAGTAGCTCCACCTACAACGCCTTTACCCTTTGCTTTACGTCCTCTCTTTTTTAATCCTGCTCCTTCTGTTAATGCTTTTGTAGCTCCTTCAGCTAAAGCACCTAATGCGCCAGTTGCGAATTTTTCTAAACCACTTGGTTCGTCGGCTCGTCGTTGATTATCAACACTTACTGCATTTAATAATCTATTACTCTCATCTTTAGCATCCCAAAATCTATGATTGTATTCAAGAGTTTGTTCATCACCTCCTGCTTTTTTTACTTGCGCCATTGTTGCTTTTCCAAGTGGATTTGTTTGATTAACTAAACCTTTTTTTGCATAATCCTCTAACTGTTCTGATATCCCTCTTGAAGGGTCTATAAATTCCCAATTCCACGGAATAGCACCACCTACACTTTTCATTGCTTTAGATACTTTACCTGCTTTACCTACTTTCTTTTTCATACCTAATCCTTTAACACCCAATGCATCTGAAATAATACCTTTTCCAGATATAGCACCACCTGTAACACCTTTACCTTTTGCTTTACGCATACCTTTTTTACCTCCTAATTTACGTTTAATAAATATTCCACCAGCAACATCACCTCCTTCTTCACCAACTACTAATTTTTTTCCCTTTAAATGTACTTTTTTATCAGCGTGTCCACTTTTTCTCCACATTTGACCTAATTGAACCATTCTTTCTTTTACAGGAAGATGAGCAACTTTAGCATAATTAGCCTTCACAAATTCAGTATATTTCATATATTATATATCTATATATTTTATAAATAATTATTTATAATTTGTCATCTTTTTAAATAATTGTCATCAAATTGTCATCTCTAAAAAGTATATATATCTCTTAATAGATGACAAAATGACAGAAATGACAGTATATATTTTATATATAATTTATAAATTTATTATAATTATAATTTTTCAATATTATATATAAATAAATTATAAACAGATGTGTCATCGTCATAATTGTCATACCTGTCATTTGAAAATTTAATAATAATTTAATTTAATTATTATTAATAAATAATTTAATAAACTCGTTTATGTTTCATTGCTCCACCGGCAACACCCATACCTAAAGCAGAAAGACCTTTTTGTGCCATTTCAACGCCTTTAGCAACGTGTTCTGGATTTACATTCTTGAGCATATTAAGTCCAGATTTGAAGAGTTTACCAAGACCGAAAGCACCACCTCCAACTTGTTTAGAATCAAGTTCAGAATGGTCAGCAACCGCATCAAGACTTGATGTAAGAGCGAGAACTTCGGCGGATGATGGACCAGTAAGAACGAATTGGCAATCAGATGGAGTTATGAAAGCTTTACCGGGAGATTCAACAGTTACATAATAATCATAATTATTAGCATCAAGAAGAGGACCTGTACAACCAGCTAATGCTAAATTAGAATTGGAAAAAGTGGCGCTGATTTGCAACGTACTGTACTTATTTGACTGACCGGAACATTCGTCAGCATCTAACCCTAAATCTTTGGCAACATCAATAATCATAACAGAACCTGTATAATATTGCCAATCTTGAAATGTATCAGTTAAACCATTAGCAACTGATTTTTGATATAATGTATATGCATTATCATTAGCAAGTAAATTTATTCTATTATTAAATGTAATTGAAAGATTGGTAATTGGTAAAAATATATCAGGAATTGTATTTAAATATTGATTTGCAAGAAGACGTTTAGATGGTTTAGCATAAATCATTATACGTTTTGGAATAGATGGTAAACGAATTGAATTCATAATTTGTAATCCAATAGCAGAAGGATTTTCCGAATTATAAGTTTTAGATGTGATAAAAGGTTGAATGTATGAATAATCAAATGCTAATACACTTGGCATTTTTGCTGAAAGTACTGGGTCTGGTGTGATATATGTTAATTCTAATTCTGGAGCTAAAGTAAAACCATTTACATTAATAGATGTTACACCAGTTACATATGCTGCAGCAGTTGTCGATTGACATCTTACCGCACGATTTAAGTTACTTATTCTAAAATTTAATGTGAAATTATTAATATTGCTAAACCCTGCTACTTTATTTTCTATATCTCCCCAAACGGCTGGTGATATATATAAACTTTCCATAACGGTTACGTTATAGATATCTGTATAAGTATTTCCTACTCCACCAATTTGTGTTTGAACCCATATTGTTGATGTATTAGAAGGATATGTAGTATTTGCACCATAAGGGGCGAAAACACTTCTATTATTAAATGCTGTATTATCACCAGTCCAACCTCTATAAACAGGACCGGTGTCTTTTTGATGTGTAACAACTGAAAGATTTCCATTTAAATCTTTATTATCAACCATATGAGAATAAAGCATAACCCAATCATTTGGCGAGATGCTTGTCGCACTACCATTTATGCGAAGTTCTATTGCAGAACAACTTTGTTGAAGGGGTGAATCGCATAAATTTAATGAATAATTAGTACTTGGTATACTTTGAGCACCTACTGCAGTTACAGCATTTGCATATACTGGTGATGCTTGTGCATTACCTACTACAGTAACAGTAAGTGTATATTTGATTTTAAAAGAACGAGGAATAACTGTATTAAGTGATGGTGGTGTAATATTGTTAAAAATAACGTTTGTATCAGAATAAGAATCGGCGTTATATTTGTAGAGAGATTTATTTATATTACTCTTATAGACTACTTCTTTTGTTTTGTAAGTTTCCTCAATATTAGTTTGAGGATCAATTACTAAGACCTTTTGCAATTCCATTAATATATTATATAACTATATTATTTTTTAAAATTATGATTAATAAGATAATTTTAAAAATTTATTATATTATATTATTTTTTTTTAAAAATCTCCTGGTCCTTTTTTAAATTCTAGTTTAACACTAAAAAATTCACCATTCTGTATAGGTATCGTATAAATACTACCATCCTTGGTTTCATAAGATAATACTAAATCTATTCTTGAAAAAGGTTGTTGAGCATACAAATTATACCATCTGAGAATACCGGAAGGAACATAAATTAGAACTGAACCAGGAGTTAATGTTGTTGTATCTGGAACAATATCTGTAATCATATTAATAGAATTATTTGATGTAAATCCAGAAGTTGAAAATGTTTTACCCTCACCATCACCACTAACTGGAATTAATGTAGTTCCTACTATAATTCGTACAAGGTCATAAAAGGCATATATAGTTGAATCTTCCTGTTGCATATTAACAAATTGCGGTAATGTAGTAGAACCATTTCCAACAACTGCATTTATACCATTATTTTGAATAAGTAAAGCCAAAAATCCATAAAACGGTTGAAATGTAGACTGTGGAAAGAAAAATTTATTATATAAAGTTGGATTCATATATATTTGAAATTTTGGATTTCCGGATGCGTCTGATTCAGTATATTGACCTTCGCAAATAAGACTGAATAATTTTGTAGATGCGTTATATATTACATTTGGTGGATTCGTTGGTCCATTATTTGCTGTATATGTTGCACTTATTTTATTAAATGCCGTTAAAAATGCTGAATTTATTTGATTTAAAAATGTTTGATACGTAAATATATCTGCTTTTCCTGAATCTGCTGGTGCAGTAAAAGGTGCCGAATTTGCTATAATAACGGAACCACCTTGAGGTGTAAAAGTATATGATACAGTTCCATTTGAAAAATTAAATGCAGAATAATTTGAACCTTTTCTAATTAATAAATTATTATTTGTATCAAATCCTAGAAATACATCTGCGAAAACATTATTATATGTATAAACTAGAGTTGAACTATTATATACTCTTAATATCCCATCAGAAGCAGTTCCAAAGAAATATGTACCATTTGATATACTAACACCATTATAAGTAGTATTAGTATTAATACTTGTATATAACGGAGTTCCGATAGTCCATCCTATGGCTATTGATGAAGTGGCTGCACCTGATGTAGTTTGTGCGGTTGCTATTAAATAAGGTCCATCGATTGCCATACTATTGATATATGTATTTAGAGCAAGTGGATTAACTGTTGGTGTTCCTGGATTATATATTGGTCCTTCAGACCAAGTTGAAATACCTGTTCTTAAAAAGGTTACAACATATGGAACATTATACCCAAGAGTTGGCGCTTCATTTGCTGTAATTGCTACATAAAAATTACCATTAATATCTGTAGTAAATGCAGTAATATTACTAGTTGCTGGATTCCATCCAGGTATCGATATAATTGAAGGAATAGTTGAATAACCTTGATATACATTTATTTGTGCCAATCCAGCATCTAATACATACATTGTAGGAGACGCAGGTACATAAAGGTCATATGCTGGATATACCTTATTGAATGTTCCTTGAATTGTTGTCGTACCTAAATTTTCACTATCATTAACAGTAAATGGATTTAATTTTGAGTTAATTGATTGTAATTGTAAACTATCTGTTATACTAGTAGTATTATAATTATTTGATGTAGCTGGATTAAGTTGTTCAACATATGCTATCTTTATAAGCGCGTCTGCTCCTTTATTTTGATAACTTAGTCCAACTTCCCATTGTTCAAACGGAATATTATTTTTAGTTAATGGAATACCTGATAGAGGTATACGCATACGATTGATTGCTAATTTCCATTTATTTGGGTCATTAAAAAAAGGTTTAAGAAGTGTTGTATCATATTTTGCATTTTGGGTTTCACCTGAATTATTGAAATATGTTGCATTAAAATACTCACGTTGTGTATCAACATCTGTAGTAAAGTTTCCTGACATTATATAATATAATAATATATTAAAAATTATATTATATTTTTATTTATTTTTTAAAATAGAATTAAGAAGTTTATGAGCATTTTCTCGATTATATTCATTTCTATTAATTGCTTTGGGTATTAATCGATTAATATGCTTTCTTAATAGACCACCTACAATATGAGGAGGAAACGACGATAATGGTTTAAATCCTTTACCTGATTTCTGTTTTATTAATCCATATTTATTTGCTTTTAATAACATAGCTTGATTATCCTTAAAATTAAATTTTTTTGTATTAATTCCATTATCTATAAATAATTGTTTAATATCTTTTGGTGTATATACTTTAAATGTAGATTCACTAACTATTCTATTTGGTGCTTGTGCTGGTGCTTGTGCTGGTGCTTCTGCTGGTGCTTGTGCTTGTGCTGCTGGTGCTTGAAATAGTGCTGCTATATCTTCTTTTGTTAAATTTTCTCCTTTAGCTACCCTCACCAATGAACGCATATGAGTATTATGCATTGCTTTTGCATAAACAGTGTCATCATCATCATCTTTAGAGTATTCTACTTCTTTTAATCCAAATCGTCTTATATTTTCTTCATCTTTTGCTGCTTTTTCTGCTCGTTCTCGTTCTCTTTTTACTCGTGCTTGTTTTAGTTCTCTTTGTTCTCGTGCTTCTGTTTCAAATTGTTCAGATACCAATAATAAAGATGGTTTTTCTCCTTTAAGTTTTCGTCTTAATTCTGATTCTGTATCTGAATCATTAAATGGAACATTAAATTGATATGCTAAACGTTTAAGACTATTTTCATTCAGACTATTTAATACTCTACTAGATGGAATTGTTTCAAAAGGTGTTGGAAGATATTCTGGAGGTTCTGGTTTTTTTCTCTCTAAATTTAATACAGCTTCTGTTAATTGAGGTCCTTGTAAACTATATCTACTCAAATCTTGCGTAACACCTTGAACAACATCTAAAGCATCTGCTTGTGCTTGTTCTTGTTCTGGTGCTTGTGCTGGTACTTGTTCTTGTCCTGCTACGGGTGCTCCATTTGCTTCTGCTAATGCATTTTGATATGCTTGTTGTGCTATTTGTTCTACTTGTGGTTGAGCTAATTGTTCATTTTCGTCTGCTACTTGATTTTGAACATCTTGTACTAATTCTCTATCTTGTGGATGAACATCTCCTAAATCAATTGTTTCACCACTTGCTTCACTGGGTGCTCTACTTTGTAATATAGGATTATATGATAATCCTGCTTCAGATGGTTGTCCTCCTGGACTTGAATCGGTAAATCTAGCAAGCGCTCCTCTTGCATTGTCAGATAATTGAACTAATGATGGTGTATTTCTAGGTGGTAGTGAAAATGAATCAGAATCAGATAAATGTCCTATTGCATCCACTGTAGGTTGACCAACTGCTTGAACTCTATTTCCTCTTAATAGATTATATAATCTTTCACCGTTAGGGTCTGCTGTTGCAGATTGTAAATCTTGTACATTTTTTTGTTCTAATTGTTGTAATGTAAATAGACCTAAAGGGTCAACTTTACTAAGATATTCTAATTGATTTGGATTATTTAATAATTTTTGATATTGGGTTTGTTTTCTTGCAAGTTTTATATATTCTTGTTGGTCAGATGTTTTATTCGTAACACCTAAATTTTCTAATCCTAAATCTCCATAATATTGATATACTCCTTTTAAATACTGACGCGAACCTTCATTCATCTTTCGTTTTAACTCTTCATTTGATAAATAAGTTTCAATTTTATTAGCATATGGTTCTTTTCTTATAATATTTGCTCTACCATCTTTATTGATTGTCTTTTTTAAATCATTGACTTTCATAAGAGTTTGTAAAGACGATTCTCTATAATCTGATTTTCCTGCAGATTTCATTAATATTTGTGCATAATCCATAATATAATATATAATAATATTATATTATTTTTATTTATTTAAATAAAACCATAACCTTTTAATAATACATTCATTCTACTTGCAAGATTGGTTGCACCCCTAAATATATTTCTGGATACTGGATTTAAATCTGTTTTTAATCCTTGTACATCCTGAAGAATAAACTTATTTGCGTTTGGATTATCTTGCTCCAGAGGTGGGTTTGCAGAAATTAAACTTGATATGAATACTTGACAATTATTATCAAACGGGTCGTATACAAAATATCTTGAACCCATAACACGTTGTCCATTATCTAAAAATTGTTTGAAGGTATAATTAAATTTTGGAGATATCATTAATTCCATTTTTTCTGCATTTGGATTTATATTAGGAAATTCGTGTATATTTATAACCTCATTTTTCTCAATAAGAATAGGTGCATAATTATCTTTATCAACTTCTACTGTTATAACCATATATAAGTGAAACATTTGGTCATAACCATATTTCTTTTGTAATCCTCCCATTTGTCCAGCAGATAGCGCATTTGTAAGCATATTTACACCTTTAGCAAGTGGTTCTCTATATATACATATTTTTTTAATTTTACAATTAGCATATTTTTCAATTAAACTTCTTTCTGCCGGAGGATAATTATCCCTACCAGTTATGGCTCCAGATATTCTTTGACCAATATTTGTAGCAATATTTTTTACTTTATTTCCTGCTGATTTAAGAAAATCAAATAATCCACCACCTTCTATATCTTCGTCTGGCATATTTAATAATTTATGATATGCTAATGGGTCAACTAATTTTACTTGTTCCATAAATTCAGGATTATCTAATATGTGATTAATTGCTTGATGACGTTGTTGAACTCTTAAATATTCTTCTTGACTCTCTGGTTCTTTTAATGATTCTAATTTTTTACGCTGGTTCTCTTTTCTAACAACATTGTAAACTTGTAATACTTTTGGTTGTTCTTTTGGTAGGTCTTGTAATAGAATTCTTAATTGTGCTTCTGCTTTTGCTTTTGTTAACGGTTTTTTTGAATGTTTTTTACCTGTATCGACCGATACAACATAATATCCATTCTTTACCTTTTTCAATTCGTAGGGCATCTTATATATTATATTGTAATATTTTTTTTTATTATTTTAATATAATATAATAATATATAATGATTTCTTTAAAATCTGGACAAAAAATTGCAGAAATAAGTGTTGGTAAAAAGAAAGAAGATAAACAAATTATATACATAAAAGACGACGATACAAGCAAAGCAGAAGTCGAACACAAAGATAAATCAAGTTTGTTACCTAAATCCTTTTTTAAGAAACTTCCACCAGCGAATGTTCAATTATTAAAGATGGCTATTAATACAGGAAAAAAAGGGATGATAGGCGATAACTTAAATATGCAAGCACAATTTGATATTGCTACTGAAGAACTAAAAAAATTAGAGAAAAAGTACTTAGAATTTCCTAAAGAATTAGGTAAAATAGAATGTATTCCTATGCAAGAAAGTACTCGTATTGGTGTATTTGGACCGGCGGGTGTTGGTAAATCTACGTGGATTGGTAATTTCTTTAAGAAATATTTAGAAGCATATAAAGATAATAAAATTTATATATTCTCTCCTAAAATAGATGACCCTGCTTTTAAAAAGATTAAAAATTTATCTTATGTGAAAATTGATGATACTATATTACAAGACCCTCTTGACGTAAGTGAATTTGCAAATTCTTGCTGTTGCTTTGACGATATCGAATCTATTACAGATAAGCGAATAAATAATGCTGTTAGAGTGTTTAGAGACCAGTGTTATGAAATAGGTAGAGCACCTACAAATATTACAACAATAGCCGTACATCACGTTATATTAGCTAATGATAGAACAAAAATTATATTGAATGAATCTGACCAAGTAGTATTGTTTCCAAAATCTAATTTCGCAGCAATTTCAAATCTATGTAAAAGATATTATGGTATGACAAAAGACCAATTAGAATATGTAAGAGATGTTCCAAGTAGATGGGTATGTATTAAAAGAAGTTATCCTACAACAATAGTATCTGAAAATGCTGTTAAGATTCTATAAATAAATTATATTTACAACGTATATGTGTAATAAAACTTGTTAAAGAATCTTTTTGCGTTAGATTATTAAAATAATTTATATCCTGTAAATCCATATTATATTTAAATTCTTGATATATTTCGTGTTTTATTCTATTAAATTCATTTATACAACTTCTTTTTTTATGATGTTGTGATAGATATCCTTTTTTAATTACCATAAATCCACAATTATAACAATGAAATTTTTCCATTTTATAATAAATATAGAAAATATTTTTTTATACTATAATAATATATAAATGGAAAATTTAATTGATGAAAGATATTGTAAATGTTATGGAAATCATAGACTTGATTTATCTTGTTCTAAGTGTCATAGAAGAGTTAATATATTCGAAAAAGATATGAGAATTCAACAATTAAAAGCAGGATTAAATGAATTAAATTGCTTAAAAGAACAAATGACAAAAAATATAAAAGAAATGCAGGATATTATTATGGACATAATAAATTAAGTTCTTCTTTATCACAACTATCACATCTTACTCTTATTTCTGTTGGACTTAATCTTTTTAATTTATTTACAGGAATATATACATAGTTTTTTATTTCAGCTTGTCCTCTATCATATCTACCACCTAATTTTACTTCTAATTTTTCTTCACAATATTCATAATAATATATTCCATCTGTAAATTCAAAACAAAATAAAATAGTAAAATTTTTATCATAATAATATTTTGCTTTAATATATTTATTTTCTCCTATCATAGTTGTAGGATATTTATCTTTAGTATTGTTTCTTTTTTTAACTTCCACTATAATTTTTGTATTATTATCTCGTAAATCAAATACTGATAATTGTTTAGTTCTTTTAAATATAGTTGAATATTTGGTCTCTAATAGTTCTTTTACTTTATTAACACTTGCAGAATCATCAAATTTAAATGTTGGCATTTTTTTATAATATAATAATATAAAAAATTATTTTCTATACTTAAATTATATAAATGTTTTCGGATTCAGTTTATGAAATGATTGAAATTCAGTTTAGTTTAATGCTTAGAGGTAAAGAATTAGGTTTAGATAATCTTTTAAATACAACTGTTGAATTATATAAATATTTTCATAATAGTAATAAACACAATATACAACAAAATACTGCTAATACTTATGGATTTCTTAAATTATATTGTCAGAAAAAAGAAAAAAAAGAATTAGGAGATCAGGTCGAATTATTAATACCTGATTTTATAAGATTGTTTGTCAATGCTAGTTATCAGTTTATAAAATTAGATTATATTAAATCTGAAAAGAAAAAACGATTTTGTTGTTTTTAAAAAATAGTATAAAAATATTTTTTTTTCTAAATTTATTATATAGTAAATGGGAATTAATTGTTATTATTGTAATTGTGTTATTAAAGGAGATATTAAACAAAGAGCACATCCTAGTATGAGACAAATATTAATACAATGTTGTCCTGATTGTTATGAGATACAACGAATTGAAGATTTAGCAAAAAAATTTGAACCTGATTTAAATAAATTTATAGATGCTTTGAATAAAAATAATTGTTGTCCAAAAAAAATTGTATTTTATTGTCGACCTTAATAAATTATTTACTTACTATTTTTTCTACTGTTTCTTTTTCTGCTTGATTATCTCTAAGTGATATAAATGTTAATATCGTAACAAGATAATCGGGATCTTGCGATTGTCCCATCATTAATTTCTTATATTCTTCTATATTTAAATATCTAAATCTTGCTCGAATAGAACTATGTTTACCACAAGTATTTATTCCATCTTTTAATTTTTGAAATCTATATGGATTATAAATAACATTATATCCTTTTTGTTGTGCTTCTTCGTAGAATTTACCTAATAGATTATATTGTGTCCATTTAGGATCTTCTGAATATTGTAATTCTTGATTCCAATTAAATCCATATGGGTCAAAATGTTCTACAGTATTTGTTTCTGGATGATATAATATAGCAATCCAGTGACCATCTGATGACGATTTGACAGGAAATAATACAAGGCAAGCATTATGTTCTCCAATAACTTCTCTAATATGATTAAATTTACGAAGGTCTTTATAAAGATGAACAGGACAATTACCATTTGTTGTTATTTCTACTTCTTGACCTGTTAAGTCTTGAGTGTATATATTTTTAATTACTTTATCCATTATATAATAAGATTATAATATATTCTAATTATATATTATAATGAGTTTATCTTTAGTTAATTCAACAAATGTTCCTCTACTTGAGGGTGATTCTTTTATTGGTTCATCATATGATAATATCCTCGATTTTGTACAAATTACTATCTCTATTAAATGCGATACTGGATATAATTTAACATATATTTATTCACAAAATAAAGTAGATATTGATTATCAAACTACACAAACAATAACAGCCCAAGCAGATACACAATTTTATAATGTTGTTGTAAAAGATAGATATTTTAAATTAAGAATAGATGCTAACGATGGTGATATGTCTGTTTTAAATGTTCAAACAATTTATAAAACATCTACAACATATGAAGTATCAAGTGGCACTGGGTCTAATGTTAATATTATTGGTCCAGTTGATGTTATTACTAAATATGTTCAAGTAACTGTACCTAATGGTGTTGTTGTTTCTGGTAGTGTTACTACTGATATAAGTGGACAAACTGTAGATATATCTGGTCAGACTGTTGATATATCGGGTCAAACGGTTGATATAAGTGGTCAGACTGTTGATATATCTGGTCAAAGTGTTGTTGTTTCTGGTACGGTAAGCACTGATATATCTGGACAAACTGTAGATATTTCAGGACAATCTGTAGTTGTTTCTGGAACCGTTTCTACAGATATTTCTGGACAAACTGTAGATATTTCAGGACAATCTGTAGTTGTTTCTGGTACGGTAAGCACTGATATATCTGGACAAACTGTAGATATTTCAGGACAATCTGTAGTTGTTTCTGGTACCGTTTCTACAGATATTTCTGGACAGACAGTAGATATCTCAGGACAATCTGTAGTTGTTTCTGGAACGGTAAGCACTGATATTTCTGGACAGACTGTTGATATAAGTGGTCAAACTGTTATTGTTTCAAGTACAGATATTTCAACTATCGCATCTTCTTTAAATAATCAAAGAATTACATCAACTGTCTGGAATAATGTTAGTGTTGTTCAAAATGGTCAATCTGATGTTATTAGCCCCGGAACTTCGACATATTGTAACACAACATTATCTTGTTATGGTACATCATCTCAAAATGCTACAATAGCAGTACAATTTTCAAATAATGGAACTACATTTTATACTACTCAATATCAATATACTCTAACAGCTGGTAACTTTGGATTCTCAATACCTTGTTCTGCTTATCATATTAGATTAATTTTATTAAGTGCTGTTACATCAACAATTACGGCATATATTGATATATGTTAAAAATTAATAATTAATAATTATAGTATATAAAATATTTTTTTCTAAATTTATTATATATAGAAATGGTAAAATGTTTTGTAGGAAGTTGTCGCAAAAGAGGATATAATAAGGATATTACAGGTGTTTTATTATGTGATGAATGTTATACAAAAAAAAATATTAATATAAAAGTAAAATTTAATCATAAATATTTAGCAGGAATAAGTGATGAAGACTTATATAAAATGTCAACTTCATCAAAAATTTGGTTTTAAAATTTAAATAAAATATATTCATTTTATTTAAAATATTAAGCTGGTTGAACTTGATTTACCATTATAGAATAAAAATCATCTGTATCTGTCGTTATATCTATCAATCCTCCCACGGTTGTCATTACTATCCTATATGAAAATGTATAAATTCCGTCTGGTATAAATGTTTCAAATTGTAAGGGTATGTGCCAATGTGTTGTTCCCGTTAGTTGTTGTCTTATTGTTTGTATAAGTTCTGGTGGATCCGGTGATATATTATATAGTTGAAATAATGCAATTTGATTAGGTACAGTTAGGGCAAAATTCGCTACAAAATTAATAACCATTCTTTTATTGGGTAGAATATTACTCTGATTGTATATTTCATATAATGTAATCGTTGTTCCAGTGGTTGTTGTTGTATATTGTTGTGTATCATAAAATACATTATAAAAAGATGATGGACCACCTATAGGAGTCAATTTAAGACCGAGTGCACCATTTGTTGTCAGGACTTGATTTGTTGAAGCACTTGTTGAATTATTATCAATAATAAAATATTGATTATTTGATGTTGTTGCTGTATTTCGTGATTCTCCTGTGTTTACAAGTACATTCATACCGATTAGGGTACAATTTGTTAAGAACGATTTAAGCCCGGCACAATTATTTATAATTACTTGTACCGCACTACTTTGATTAAGGTTTAATGTAGCACCTCCAAAATTACAGTTTATAAAATATATTACATTAGCTAAATATGTTGATATATTAATAGTACAATATTGGTCAAATTCGCAGTTTTCAAAAGTTTGATATTTAGAAACACCTGCCCCTATATTAATAATATTTTGTGTTCCAGATGAACCTTGCCATACACATCTACTGAAATAATTTCGTCCAACTCCTGCTATATTTGATTCTGCGCCAAATATTTGTAAATTAGCTATTCTAATAAGTTCACTAGTTCCTGAAACACTCAAGCCCGATACTTGACAAATTGTATTTCCAACTGATGGGGATTGTAATGATATATTGTATTTATTATTAATATTTAAATTTTCACTATATGAACCTGCCGAAATATAGACTACATCTGCTTGATTTGCTAAATCTATTTGTGATTGAATAGATACTAAATTTTCATTAGCGAATAAACTATGAGCCGTTAATTGAATATTTGGGTTTCCTACTGTTATTATATTTGTTCCTGATATATTTAAACCATCTGAAACGGCTAAACCAGAGATATTATAACCGCTTGGTGAATATAATATTTGATTTGGTGATGTATTAAGAGATATGTTAACTAAACCAAGGTATAAACCATCCGTTTTATTTGATATTCCTATGTTTCCAAGATAACTCATTATATAATAATAATATATATTTAAATATAAAATTTGTTTATATTATATGGACCCTGTAAGTTTAATAGCAATAATATCAGCTTCTTCCGCTTTGGTTGTTGCTGTATTAACACATATAAAATATTCAAAATGTTTTGGATTTGTTTTAAGAACAACAGAAGGAAATGAACATATAACACAAAGTTTAACAACTCCATTAATACAATCACAACCTATAGATATTCCTACAAGACCACCAATATTTAATAAAAAAAACTATTTATAATATATGATATATCATATTGAACTATGAAATTTAATATTATAAGAAAAATTATAATATTAATAAAAAAAAATTTTATTTTTTATTCTTTGATTTCTTTGTAGGTTTTGTATCTTTTGTTTTAGTAGGCATTGACTCTATTTCTAATACTTCTTTCATTACTTCTCCTACTTCATCATCACTATCACTATCTAAATATATTGATTTAATAGATTCATTTGATGTATCTACATCTATTAAATCTTCTCTTTTAACTGTTAAAGGGTCTATAATTTCTTCTTCTGATTGTCCTAATAATCTATCTCTTAAATATGGTTCTTGTGGATTATTCTTTTGATGTTCTTTTTTAAAATGTTTTTCTGTTTGAATATGTTTTGACCAATTATATTTAGCAACCATTTTATTGCATATATCACAATTCTTTTTCTCTTTATATTTATCTTTAAGATTTTTATCAACATAATATTTCTTATGATAATCTTTCAATTCTTCTTCATTCATTGCTTTTCTAATTCCACCATTCTGATGTTTTTGACTCTTAGTGTGTGATTTCATATTTGGAGTATTAATTTTACAAACTTCACAAAATACCATTATTATATATATTATAGTTAGAAAATTATTTTTTATATTTAATTAATTTTTAAAAATGACACCTTTAAAAAACTGTCATCAATATTTTACAAAGTGTCATCAAATTTGTCATCTCTTGAAAAGTGATTATAGATATAAATATATAGGTTATTTATAAATATATATAATATTAAGTGTCATCTAATAAAAGTATATATATATAATAATTATAGTTAAAACGATGACAGTGATGACAGTAAATTACAGAAAAATTATAAATTTAAAATGAAAATTGAAATATTTTAATTTCTGATTTATATAGAGAATAAATTTGGAGACATTATGTGTCATCCCGTCATTCGTGTCATCATTTATTATGTATAATCACTTTTCAACTGTCATTTATAAAGATGACAAAACTGTCACCGTCATCAAAATATAATAAAATTAGTATAAAATTCATATTTTTTGTCAAAAAATCAATATTTTCAGATTTCCTTAAATATAAATTTGATATTTTGGGCTTAAGAAAAATTTATTTTATTTTTTTAAATTTAAAATTTCCAAAAAACATATAAAAAATATTTTTTTTAGTAAAAATTATTTTTTTTTAAAATTTTTTTTCTAATCTATAATTATATTAAAAATGGAACTTATTGAAAAATCAAACATTGATGTTGCTCGCAAACTTAATGCTCTTACACTAGCTCAATATTCATTATTATATAAAAAATGTTCAAATAAAAGAGATGAGGAAGGTAGAGAAACTGATATGAAGTCAGAATTTACTAAATTAAAAAATTATTGTAAAGATGTAATTGCATCAAAAGGAGAATTAAAAGTTAATTATGGATTTACAGAAGGTAAAGACTTTGGTAGATTACAATCAAAATCATCATCAGTTCAACGAATTTTTAATGGATTTCGTGGCTTATTGTGTGATGGATTAACTTATGATTTAGATATGAAAAACGCACATCCTAATATATTAAGAAACTTATGTGAATTACACGAAATAGAATGTCCTTATTTAGAGGATTATATAAATCATCGCGATGAATGGCTTGATGAAGCAATGAGAACTTATGGTATAGATAAAGGAACAGCAAAAGCAACCTTTTTATCTATGTTAAATAAAGATGAATTAGCAAAAGATTTTGGAGGTAAAAAACTAAAAGCAAAACCAGCTAAATTCATTGAATACGACAAAGAAAGTAAAAATGTATTAACATTATTATTTAATCTATACAAGAAAGATTATTATAAATATGTTAAGAATGAAAATTGGAACCAAAAAGGTAAGATGGTTAATTTATTATTATGTAAAGATGAGAATTTACTATTAAAGAAAGCAGAAAAATATATTAAATCAAAAGGCGTTCAAATCTATTGTAGAATGTATGATGGTTGTCTGGTATATACAACATATAAAGACGGTGATGAATACGACGAACAATCATTAATTAAAGGATTAACAAAGAGATTTAAAGATGAAAAGATTGAATGGGCAATTAAACCTCATAACATTGAATTAAGAAAATATTTAGATGAGATGAAGATTGAAGAAAAAGATAGTTATATGGGAGCAGATATTGAAGAGATATCTAACCATATATTAGAAACATTATTAAAAGATAAAATAATTCAAACAGAAAATGGTATCATATTATTAACAGATGAAAGAATAGAAAAAGATGAAAAACAAATTGATAGAGATTTATATGCTTTAATATCTAAACAAGATTATAATATAACAGAACTAACACCAAAAGGAGAATATATGATTATAAAAGTATCAGCTATACCATCAAAGATTAAAGATTTAGTATATTCAATCAAAGCAAAAGCACCAAAAGATAATAAATTTTTACAGAATATTTGGAATGAGACAAAAAATAGATTATATTTTAAGAATGGTTATTATGATTTTAAAGAGAAAAAGTTTATTAAAGGACAATTTAATAGAACACCTGTTAAAATAGATAGAAATTATAATGATATTGTATCATTAGAAGATTATGATAATTTATACACAAATATATTAAATCCAATCTTTTCAATTAAAGATAAAAAACAAGATAAAACAAGAGTTCAATTAATGGAATACTTTTTATATAGATTATCTCGTATTATGGCAGGACATATTGAAGATAAAAAATGGGTCTTATTAGAAGGTTTAAGAAATTCTGGTAAAGGTGTATTAACATTATTATTAGAAAATGCTTTTGAAAGATATGTAAAGATTACAAACAGTGGAAACTTTGTATATAAAGAGAATACACAAGATGAAGCAAAAAAACAATCTTGGATGATTGATTACCAATTTGTTAGACTTGCTTTCTCACAAGAGATTACAATAAATAAACATTCAAGAACATCAAATAAAGTTGATGGTAATATGATTAAAAAATTCTGTAGCGGTGGTGATAGCATAGAAGCAAGAAAGAACCATCAAGATGAATATCAATTTAAAATTCAAGCATCATTAATGATTTGTTGTAATGATATGCCAGAAATTACACCAAATGATACAAAAGAATTCTGTGATGAATTTCAAATGAAATCAAAATTTTTAACAGCAGAACAAGAAGAAACAGAAACCAAAATACCAACATATGCTTATTATACAGCAGATGATAAGGTTAAAGAATATGTATCAGAAACAAAATATATTGATGCTTTTATTCAATTATTATTAACATCATATAATACACCTTGTGTATATCCAAAAGCATTAAAACAACAATTAGAAGATGTAAAAGAAGAAGATGATTATGCTAAATTATATAATTTATTTGATATTACAAATAATAAGAAAGATTTTATTTCAAATAATAAATTAGAAGAAACAATAGCAGAAAAGTATATACCATTTACAACTCAGAAATGTAAACAATTATTAATAGCAGTAGGAGCAAAAGCAGACAGAAATAAATCATCTAGAGGATTAAGTTGTATTAAAATAAAACAAGAAAGAATAATTAAACCAGAAGAAGAAATTGATGAAATAGATAATTTAGATTAAATTTATTTTTTAATCTTTATTTATAATATATAATATTATGAATAAAGCAGAATTGAGAAAGTTATTTAAGAAAGTAAAAACACCACAGGATATAAGTTTATCTGATATTACAATTAGAAATTATATATCTAAATTAAATACAATTTCAAAATTAGTTACAAAAAATGATTACAAGAGTTATAAATTTTTATTACAACCTAGAAAGGTTATTGAAAAACTTAATAAATCATCTCTTAAAGGTGTTAAAGATTATTATTCTCCTATTATAAATATATTACAATTAGTTAATGCAGATAATAAGACTATTAAACAATATCAAGATGAATTAAATAAACAAGCAGAAGAAGAATATGAAGAACGTGAGAAAAACGTTTTAACAAAGACAGAGAAAGAACGTTTATTATCTATTGATGAAATCAACGATAGATATAATAAATTTAATGTTAGAACTCCTGCAGATTTAATGGATAAATTAATTGTAGCATTCTATTTTAAAAATGAATTAATACCTCGTAATAATCTACCAAAGATTAAAATAACATACACTGATACAAAATTAGATCCAGAATATAATTATTTATTTGTAGATAAAACAGGTAAACCAAAAGAAATCATAATGCTTAATTATAAAACAAGAAATACATATGGAGAACAACGGTTTAATGTAAGAGAAGAATTAAAAGAATTGTTAATAGAATATATAAAGATGTTTAATAAAACAAAAGGAGATTTTTTATTTTCTACAGAATCAGGTTATGAAATAAAAGATAATAGTTTTCTATATGTTATAAAAAAGGCTATGGAGGAAGTATTACAATCACCGTTAAATATTGATTTAATTCGTTCTATTCAGATTAATGATTTTTATACAGGTAAACCAAAAAGTATTCAATCCAAGAAAGAGTTCGCTAGAAGGTTATTACATAGTCCATTAGTTAGTCAAGAATATATATTTGTAGAAGATTAATATATCTATATGATATACATCGATAATATGAGTTTTCATATATCTATATGATATACCCCATAATATATACCTATATAAAAATACCCCTACGGTGGTTGTCCAGTAACCATACCATACAGTGGTTGTCTTCTATAATTGATCGTCAAGACCTCCCATATAAAAAATAAATTATTAATTCATAATATGTATATATATATTAATTTGGATTATAGCAAGACCTCCCAGCATGCCGTAGGCATATAAAAATATAAATATATATTGATTTAAATATATAAATTATATCATATAAATGATTAAAATGATTAAAAACAATCATTATTAAAGGTTTTTAACTATATATAAAAAATTTATAATAGTACCCCTTATAATATATTATTTAAATAATGGTAATATACATATAAAATAAGGTTTATTAATCACTTTTTTATTATATTAAAACATCATATTTTATATATTATTATAGTATAAAATAAATTTTTGAACAAAAAAATAAAACAAAATAAAAGTAACGATATAATATAAATAATTTATCATAAACACTTTTTTTATTATAATTTAAAAAAACAATATTATAAAATGGATCATAAGAAAAAAAAAACATTATTATTAATTAAACTAAATTAATAATAAATACCAAATCAATGCAATAAACTACATATTTTATTTTTATATTCAATAAATTCATTATAATACGTATTATCATAATTATTAATAATATATATAACTCTATTTATATATTTTATTATATCATTATGTTTATTTAATAATGACCAATGATAAAAAGTATCAATTAAACGATAATCTATTAAATTCTCACCCTTTAAAATTTCAATTGTATTATAATTACCTTTTAACCGATCTTTTACACGGTTTACAGTTTCAACGTCTTGTAAAATATAACTCATATTAATTATATTTGATAAATATAATATATTATTACGGTAAGCAATACAAAGATTATATATTATTTCATAATGGTTTTTATTTTCAGATGTCATAAAATATTTAAAATATTGTATAGGGTCATTATTTATTGCATAATCTAAAAATTCAAGAGAATCGTAATATATATTATATGAAAAATATTTATTGTCTGTAAAATTATTATAATCATCTATTGTCATTTTATTATAATTATTAATATAAAAATTATCTATTCTTTTTCGTTCTATATTTTCCATATCAAAATTATATAAATATTTGTTTGATGATACAACACCAAACGAACGATTTAAAAAATAATTAATTTTATATGCATAAATATTATAAATATTTTTAGAAACTTTATTTATAATTTCAAATATTATAAAATATTTATTTGTGTATTCATCTATATTATATTTATATTCGGGTTCATTTAATGAAGGTTTAAAATGTGCCATATATAAATTTTTTGATAATATTATATTATTATTGTTATTATTATTTATATTTATATTTATATTTTTATTTTTATTTTCTTCTTCATCTGGATATATATAGTTAACCAATAATAAAAATAAATCTTGTTCGAATTCATTTTCATCATCATTTTCTCCGGTTTCTAAATTAATATTAAAATATCTTTCATTGTCATCATCTAAATATATAAATAACATTTTTAATATAGTTTCTTTTATATTTTCACATAATAAATAATTAATAATAAATATATCGTTTAAATATCTCATTGATTTTTTTAAATCATATATATCAAATTTAGATTTATTTATTATATTTTTATTCTTTTTCATTAAGATTTTTTTTAATTCTTTTAGGTCTTCGGGGTCATCAGACCGAATTTTATATTTATATTTTTCTAAATATAAACTGTCACGACACATATATTTTAATATTTTTTTAATATATAATATGGGTATATCATTTATTGTTTTAATTCTGCTTATTGGTTCATCGTGATCATAAAAATAATGATTTATATATTCTATAATATGTTGTGTTGTATATTCTTCTTTTTTTTGTTGTTGTCTTATTTTAAATGCTTTTTCATTATGCTTTTTTCTAGCATTAATATATTGTTGCATTTCTTGGGAGGCTTGGGAGGCTTGGGAGGCTTGAGAGCTACGGGGGCTGTTTTGCATTTGGTCCATTTAGTATATAATGGAATGAGACAAAAATTTTTTTTATAGCATTTTTATTTTTTTAAGTTTTTTAAGTGCGTTTTTTTTGTTATCAAAAAAAATATTTTTCTTAAATATAAATTAATCATATAATGGCTTAAAGATTAATTACTGTATACCTAGACCACCCACGAAGTGCACAAGCAACACAAATTAGTCAACATCATCACTTTTTTTTATATGGGTTAAAAGGTACGTGGGCACAAGGTGACCAAATCAAACAAATTAGTAGGCATAGTCACTTTTTAAAAAAGGATACACGCGACGCAATTAGTAGGCATAGTCACTTTTTAAAAAAGGATACACGCGACGCAATTAGTAGGCATAGTCACTTTTTAAAAAAGGATACACGCAACGCAATTAGTAGGCATAGTCACTTTTTAAAAAAGGATACACACAACGCAATTAGTAGGCATAGTCACTTTTTAAAAAAGGATACACACAACGCAATTAGTAGGTATAGTCACTTTTTTTTATATGGGTTAAAAGGTACGCGGGTACAAGGCAGCCAATTCAACCAATTTAGGCGACATCATCACTTTTCATTAAATTATATTTTA